TGATTTTCAATTTCTGAGCAAACAGCTTTTGGCTTAGACAGACTACAGACGACCAGGCTTTGCTGTGTTGATAGCAAGTTCGATAGCCTTGTAGAGTTGCTTAGGCATGTTGTCTATAGCAGCACGCCTAGTGATCCTCTCGAACGGGAATGTGACTGAGTACTTAGGTTGTCTGACCATGGCAAATATAAGCTTACGAGCAGAGGATAGGCGTTGGTATATTCCAGGTGCGAATCCGCTCTTATCTCCAGGCTTAATGACAAACCAAGGGGTCTGCTTCTTCCTCCACGATCCTCGCTCTCCATCCTTGATCTCTTTAAGCCTTGCCCTGTTAGCGAGAAAGCCTACTTCCATGAATGACCTCAGCGCCGATATCATCTGCACGTAGACTGATCCTGGTATGTTCCCATATTGGTCGAGCTTTGCGTCTTGCCCTGGTACGAGGAAGTATCCGTTAGGTAAAACATTGGCCCTGCGTAGGAGATATTCTGACCTCTTAAGTGGTCGTGCGGTTCCCTCTGCAATCGGCTTTAGGTATTCACCGCCCGCCGTTCCCTTGCCCGCAAAATCTCTCCATTGAAGACTCGCCTCTAATTTGTTTTTAGTGGCCCTTGTTGTGTACATGGAATTGATCGTGAAATCTCGCGGGCGATCGATATCGCTTTTCATCGCACGCTTAGTAATGAACTCCACATCTCGCGCGGTCTCTGTAAGAGCTACGGCAACTATGAATTTATACTGCTTAGGAAGAAGCTGTTGGAGTTGGCTTAGTGCCTTTTCGACGCCTGTGTTTTTTATGTTAAGCTCGATCATACTCACATCATATCGGAATCTGCGCACTGGACTCGAGAGAATCTCAAAACCGGACGTTCGGGCCTCTAACATTCTCAAAATAAATCTGAAATTATATTCTCGGGGCTGAACACGGATGTGAGGTCTCACTTTAAATCAAAGATCGGCTGAAAACGAAACACTTGAATGCTTCCGAGGTGAACTCCTTGCTCACGCTTCAAAGATCTAACTGGTCCGACCAATGCTTGATAAAGAAGTTGCCAATTGAACCAAATAACTTCGTCTCCAACTCTAAACCAAACCAAATATCCAGCAGGAGCGTTTCTTCCTACGTCCATCAGAGCCTTCAGCTGATCGAGATTTATCTTCTGACATGAAAAGGATCTCTCTCCGGTGGTCTTAGCATCACAGAAAATAGATTTACCTCCAGGAGCAACAAAGATTCTATCGAATTTACTTTTAGGTTTTCTGAAACCGATTCCTGGAATGAACTTCCCTGGTGGATCGATATTAAGCGGCACGATTTGCTGTGTGCGAGCAATCATGTCGAGGTGCATCTCCCACTCTTTTCCGACAAGAGCTGACTTAATGTCTGTCCCTTCTTTGAAGGCCGAGTTTCGCAAGTTCGTTATCATCCAATACCTGCAAATCGAACCCAGGCGAAATGAAGATTCCGCGACAATTGTTCTCCTCGAAATATTCCGCAAGCTCGTCTGCGGCTCCAGACTTCTCGAATTCTTCGATGTTCTGAACACTCACAACTATAAAACTGTCCGGAGGAATTTCCTTGAACTTCATTACCAATAGTGCACCACAAATAAGTTATGCATGTCCAGTTTGCGGGTCGTATCTGCTGGACCATCCGACTAACAATAAGTTTAAAAAGTGTCCTACTTGTGGTTGTACGCTCGATAAAAAATTGCTTCATAGACTTCCTAAGTAAAAAAGGGCCTGGTAGCTTTGCCGTCCACCAGACCCCAACCGGATTTGAGCAGGGCGCTTACGACCGGTATATAAAATCGAGAAAAATCATAGAGGCCCACTCTGCATCTAAAAAGTGTTCGAATTTAAGTCCAGTGTCGGTCCATCCATCTTGCTCTTCTCGATATTTAAGTTGAATTCCTAGAGATGTAATACAAATTGCCAATCTAAAATGGAGCTTCGTTATCGAGGGGAGACTTTTTTGTCTTCTTGTTTTTTTCGATCTTGATAACATCTGCAATTGCCTCATCAGGTGTGTGCTCTTTTGTTTTTAAAATATCCACCGATAGTTCTATCTGAAGATCGACCTCATTCATGTCGCGCGTCTCAACCACTTTGTTTTCATAAAGGTATTGCACTATTTTTTTCTTAAAGTCTTTTCTCTCAGTCACCATAACAATATCTGTGATCGTGTTATCGCGAAGACGTTTGCGGGTCTCCATTATCTCGGCGTGATTTATCTTAAGCTCGTTACGAAATCGGGCCTGCTCCCTTTTCAAATTATCTTTGATCGAATCTCTTACCTCTAGATTCTTCAAAAGCAATTCATTCATAGAATCTTTTTCTTTTGCAGAGAGAGGGAATGTTACTTCCCGCTTCAGTTTTCTCGTTTGAATATCTTTACTCTTAGCCATCAATCCTCCATATTCTCGTCTCTCAAAGTTCATTTTTCGTCCAAGTAAGATTTGATAGCGGCCTCCATAAAGTCTTTTATTTCAACACTTTCTTTTTTTAGCTTAGTTCTGAGTTTGTCGTAAAGAGTCTTTTCAATACGGGCTTGCAATAGACGACGATCAACTGGCTTAGGCAGATGTTTTTTGATGTTCATCATAGCCCCTTGCTTCTGCTAGCAGATTCATGCAAGCGGTTAAATGTTTACGATATTCATAGGCGCGGGCCTGATGCTTTTGCTGAACTAAGTCCGTATGCGCCCGATCGGCCAGAAGAACTTCATAGTCCAGACAACCATTGAGGAACCGCGTGGTTTCCTCAAGCTGATTAAGTATTTGGTCGCTCATGCGACCTCCTTTAACATATCTTCTTCAAAGGCCATCTCGCCGCGTGAACATTCGCCAGTTTCCGGGTTGTATGGCTTCACTTGAACCATTGTGCGGTCATTCAAGATTCTATATCCAAGGACTACGAAGAAACCGCAGACTTTACCTTTTACGATTTGGTTTACATTGAATTTGTTCATTTTCTTTTCTCCTGTGTTTGTGTTTGCTACATACACAGATTAACGCTTTGCATACTTTAAGTCAATACTTATTTTAAATACTTTTAATTGTGTATCAAAACAAACCACTTGTATCCTATATCACTTCTATTGCTAATGGACTGTCGCTAACCCATCCATACTATTCCTTCCATATTCTCGTTTCTAAAGTTCATCCATAGCCTGAGCCATCGCATGAACCATCGCCTGTGCCTGTGCCTGCGCCTGAGCCAGCGCCTCCGCCATAGCCTGAGCCATCGTCCCAGCCATACCCATCGCCTGAGCTTGAGCCTGAGATTGTTTCGTCTGACATATTTATTCCTTCCAGATCCTCGTCTCTAAAGTTCATTTGTGCCATACGCCCTCAAGATTTGATTTCAATATATCTCCGGCGTTCTGTCTGCCAAAAGCTAAGAGCACCGATCCGTGACCGGCGTTGGTTGATTCATTTTTATTTTCATCAAGGAATGCGAGGCGACCGCGCATGAAGAATGTCATTTCTGGTTTAATGCCTTGGAACCAAGTCGTGTCAGTTCGTGCAAACACAAGGGCTATACCGTTGCCGTGTTCTTGAAGTTTATTAAGCCATGTTCCGGTCTCACGCCCGTAAGGTGGGTTAAGCCAAATGCGACCATGCCACGGCTGAGTTAATCCATCCTTGGGCAACGTGATAAGTCGCTCCGCTGTATGATGCCCAGGAAACCCACATGGATCCAAATCGAATGGTCCAAGTTCGTCAATCAACCACATTGGCGTCAACCAAGTATTGGTTTTGCCTTGATGGGATGGATTGTCGAGGGTTGAAAATCCTTTCATCTTAAATTATTCCTTCCACATTCTCGTCTCTCAAAGTTCACTTCAACTCCTCATATCTCCATTTGATCTCTTTAAGTTCCTCATATTCTTTTTCAGTTATCATCACAGTGCCTGGTAACACTTCTCGGAGGTTGTTGTACCTATCAACAATTGCCATAATCAGCCCGCTCACAATCGCGTAATCGAAACCCTTGTGGGAATCAGATAGCAAGTCCAGAAGCTCTTTTAGCGTTTTCTCTACATCGTTGTCTGGAAACTCTCTAAGCTTATTCCTATCCATTACGTTCCTCCTAATCGAGTATCGTCTCTCAAAGTTCATCCCTATCCAAACTCAACATCTCCCGAGACAAAACCGTTAAGCATTTTATCTCCCTGTGAAACTTAATGTGATCCTCTTTCATGAGCACCTTAATTTTATTTGAGACAAGCTCAAAGTCAGCGTGAGCTTTGGCCCGGTAGCCTTTGATATAACCTTCACGGGACGTTTTAGAATGAGTGATCATATCTCTTTCCCGTCTGGATCTGTGATAACGAATACTTGTTCTTTCATCAGGGCGTCCGGGCTATGCACCAGCTTCAAGAGTAACCCCTCGTGCCCTTGAAACTGAAGCATGTCGATTGCCCGTTTCACTCGTGACTCGCTCATCTTATCGCTTGAAATCATGAAATGCCCGATGATCACATTCTTGCTTGGATATTTGCCGGAAGCTCTTGTATCCCTGACATACTTAAATACTTTTTCGGTGTCGGTAATTCTTTCGTTTTCTTCACGTTGCTTTTGCGGAGTTAAATTCTCACGCTCAAATAAGTATCCGCGTCTAGTAATTATGAAAGGTTTGTTACAAAGCGGTGAACCGTCCGAAAATTTATTGACGTTGCACATAAGAGCCGAGACACCTGATTCTAATGAACGATTTGTCAGCTCGTAATACTCTTCTTCGCTCAAACTCCTGAGCACACGCGAAACCCTCGCATGAGACGGCAATCCTGTGCCGCCGCGACCTGCAAATTGAGTCATGTCTTTGTTCGCTGATGAGACCTTACCCATGTGATTGATCATCTCAACACACGCGCCACTCTCATCGACTAAAGTTGAAACGAACTTGATGACGGCTTTTGCCATATCATTGAGTGCTGCTTCTGATCCCCAAAATGATGAGATAGGGTCGAATATTATCATTTTTGGTTTGATATCTTGAACCGCTTCCATCACCCGCGCCATCGCTTGAGTGTTTGGATGTAAAAAACCCTGTTTATCTTTGGTAATTATACAAAGCTCGGAATCTTTCTTGACGATGATGGATTCCATCACTGTATTAAGTCTTTCCGGTTGTGAAAACAGGCCCATTTGTTTAGCTAAAGCGCCAATCATTGCACCCAGTTTTGCCGCCGTATCTTCACCGGTTATGAATAAAGTTTTACCGGGAGTGAGGCACTGAAACCCTAAAAATCTATCACCTAAAGCCAAACACATTGCTTCGTAAAGTTTCAGTGTGGTCTTACCGGTGCCACCATCGGCTGTCGTGATGTGAATATCTTCGCTGCTCCAATCTTGAAAGAGTTGTGGCTTTCGAAGCTTTGAAGTATTCATTAAGTCTTCCATTGTAAATTTATTAGGTGTCCATCGTGATGGAGTTGGCACAGTCGGAATGTCAATTGTCGGAGTTGGAGCGCCAAACGGTGAGACCATTGGCTTTTTATTGCCGCCATCCAGACCTGATTTGATGGTAGCTTTAGCTTCATAGTCGTTTTTTCCACGCAGTTTTGCGGCTTTAAATAACTCAGTCTCAGCATAAGCTCTTGTTATTACACCACTTGTTACGAGTTGACCGACTCGAAACGATTCGACATTTAGCACATTGTTTGACTCCCCTTCTCCGGCCTCTCTAACGGCTTCTAGTGAACGATGTAAAATCTCTGCCGCAATACTGGGTTGAACGGATGCTGCTTGTCCTGTCGGTATTGGATGCTTTATGGCAGCACTCAACAGCCAATCAGGTGCGTCATTGATTTCGTAGCTATTAGCTCCGTAATAACAGATGTAGCCACCGATGCCACGAACATCGAGTCCAGGTTTAAACCCAACTCTGTTCCCATATTCTTTAAAATCCTTTGGATACTTGTAGATATAATGATGACCGCCGCTTGGTGTTTTCTGGTGCATCGTAAGTGGGAGTTGCATATCCTTTAAGGTCTCAAAACCGTTGGCATTTTTCGTATCTACATCAAGCACTAAGATGCCATTATCTGGACCCGTTGGTACTCCGTAATATTTGAGCTGTTCTCTGAAAAAATTCTGCCATTTCTGTATTTGTGCCGGATCATTGGTCGCAAGCGTTTGCCAATCTTTTATGAGCGGTTCTTTATTGGCATTACAGGGAAAAACCTTAAAAATCATGCGGTCTCTACTTTCCGTCGGTCTGTTAAAACAAGCTTAAGGGAAGGAAGACCGATTCCTTGTCAGTGCGGAAGCGATCCACACCTATCCCTCTTGCCCGAGGTTCTTAACCTATCAGTAAATTCTTAAATTCTTCAACACTTGTACAAAAGCTCGCAATACCGCCTTTACTTTTGACCCATTTAATAAATTCTTCTTGCGACTTTTCACGCTCACTGTTACCAAGCTTCCAACCCTCTACCTTCACTTCAATTGCAGTAAAAACACCAATAGTTTTCCCAACCATTTCAGGAGTGATCGTAAGGGTTGTTATTCCTATGAGATCACTGGATTTGATCGAAGTTTTAGCAACGTGACCCAAGCCATACCTGATGATACGACCTGTGTTATCAGGCAAAGCACCAGAATTATTCCGCATCAATACACACGAATATTTGGGACCTTCCATTTGAATACGTTGCTGAACTTCGCTTTCACTCATCATATGTGAGTGATATTTCCTAATGCTTCACGCGCTTTATCTTTTCTAGCGTTGTCATCCATCTCAAACGGAAATTCTTTTGCGATCCACTGAAGGGCTTCGATCGCAATTTTTAAATCACGCTCTTTCATCACAAGTTCTATGTTCTGAACGTGTGTATCAGTGTGGAACACTTTCATCTTTCTCTTAAACGTATCTAAAATCATGGTCTCTCCATGTGTTTGGGTAATATGAGCCCTAATGGTCTCAATTTCTTCTTTCTTGTCATTTTAATTCCTCAATCATATCTTGCATTTCGGCACGAGTTAAACTCAAAGCACCGGTTATTGTCATACTTCGTTCAAGGTAAAACAATTTATGTATGGCCCGATCACTGTAACCGATTACTCGTTTTCGACCAGACCAATGAGCTATTACTTCAGCCAATTCTTTTTGCGTCAAGATCCGTTCTTGTTGTCTTTTCATAGCAAGCTTTCCCGCTGCTGGCCCAGCAGCTTTTGCGACACGCTTCATCAACAGACCCGGATCTTCAAGATGTGTTGCCACTTCAAGTTGTTTTAATGTAAATGGATCAATCAAATAAAGATCTCCGTCAACTTGAGAAGGTGGAACCCTGCCACCGCCTCCACCTTTTGAACCAGTCACCGCTTCCGTTCCACACCACGGGCAAGCTGTGAGTGTTCGATCGTAAGGTGAATTGCACTCATGGTTTCCGCAGATACGAATTAGATTTACTTTGTCTCGACGCTTGATGATACGATCGAGTGTCCAATTTACATTAGCGCAAGGAAGCCCATGTTCAGCCACATTCCCGACATGGTCTATGATGATGAGATGATCCTTATTTTTGGATGGCCTCATTCCGCGTCCGTTGATTTGTCTATATTTACTCAAGGACATTGTGGGCCTGGCATGGATAACGCATTCGATGCCGGGTACATCCAAGCCCTCATCAAACAGATCGACGTTGAGTAATACTTTCACTTCACGATTTTGAAATTTGATCATGCCTTCGAGTCGATCTTGATCGGTGCTTAAACCCGTTAAAAGAATAGCGTTGATACCAGCCTCATTAAATTTCGCAGTCATTTTTTGTGCTGTATTAATTCCAGGCGCAAATAGAATTGCTTGTTTTCCGCTAGCGAATTTTAAATAATTTTCCACTACATCACCAATGATATGAGATTGGCCCGCAGCTTGCTCCATTGCTTCACGAGTGAAGTCTGAATTGACCCCTGCTTTTTTTAAGTAGGATTGATAGTCGGATTTTGGAACTGCAATTTTATACTTACAAAGAGATCCATTTTCAATTCCCCATCGTGTGGTAGGTCCCTCCACCATGACATCAAACACTCCGTCAGCGTGTCGTCCGAGACCTCTTTTATCCAGTCTTTTAGGTGTTGCCGTGACCCCAAGCCCGATCGCATTGGGGAAATAGTCGACAGCTCGACCCCATTTGTTGTTCTTGAGAAGGTGAGCAGCCTCGTCTGTGATCCAGAGTCCGATTGATTTGGCCCATTTTTCATGTGTATTTATCCTAGCATTTAATGTGTCAACCGAAACGACTGAGATCGGTGACATATAATTATAGAATTGCTGTTTGTAAAGTCTGCGCTGGGCTGCAACGATGCCTAAAATTGTTGCCCTTGGTGCAATTATATTGTGTACGATTCCAACACTCGCTAAGGTCAGCGAAATTTGTTGCACTAATTCTTTACGGTGAACCATGATAGCGGTCGGTGTTTTATTTAATGGAAGCACAGCTTTATCGTAAGCGATTGAACAAAAAGTATAGGTCTTTCCCATACCGGTCGGCAAACAAAGCATGACATTTTTCATTCCATCATTCCAAGCATCATATATTTGTTGCTTGATAGTTTTTTGGTAAGGTCTCAATTCAAACATGGGCCGACGATCCCTTTAAAATTATTTTGTGTCAATTAATTAATTTACTTGACTGTAATACTTTGCATGGCTTATTTCTTTTCGCGAAGGAGAACACATGATCACAATTCAATTAAACGATAATGCAATTCAAGCTCTAAAAGATTTCGGTATATTTATAGAGGTGGAGTTGGTGGAACGAAGCAGCCCTGCTCCAAAAGTTTCTCAGCCGACTCCACCTCTATATCCTAATGTAGTAGCCAATATACCAATTCCTCAAATGACATTAGTGCCAATCAGCGAGCCGACCACTCGAACAGCGACACAAACAGAAGTCATCGGCAAAGTCGGTCACACTGACGTTGATGCAAAAGGTGCAGCATGGGATGCCAATATTCATTCATCATCAAAGAATTGTAATAAAGATGGAACATGGCGTACCAAACGAAACCTTGATCCTGCAATACTTGCCGCAGCCAAAGGTCAGAAGGTTGAGACTGTTGTTTCAACTGTGGAATATATTCCGCAATCTCCTTATGTATCACCCATGGAGTTTGTACGGAAAAGTCCTCCAAAGACCGTAGCTCAAGAGGAGAACACATACACACAGTCGGATTCTCACGCGCACACGTTCCAATCTTTTAAAACCAATCTCATTGAAGTCTTCGCTGCTCTCATTAAAGAGGGAAAAATTGATCAGGCTTACGTTGATCAACTTAAAAAATACTTCGAGATTAAAGAGATCTGGAACCTATGGGCAAGTGAGAAAAAACTTTATGAGCTTTTTGAAAATTTTTGTGGAGCGAATTTAATACAGAGAATTGAGGGATAACGTGTTCAAATGTTTGAAGCCAAATTGTGATCATCCTCCTGCACCACACATCCATTGCTCAGGACTGTCGCGACCAATGAACTGTGCAGGTTCTCTGTTCTTTAAGGACCTGCCACCAGAAGCTACGAACGAAGCGGCTGAAGAAGGAACTGCTTGTGGTGAACTTCTTCAATGGATGCTTCTCGAAGGTGAAGTCAAGACTCACGCATCTAATGGTGTTCATATTGATGACGACATGAAGTTCTACGCTGGCAAAGTTTGTGCTGAGATCACAGGTCAAAGTCACACACCAATTGCCTGTGAAACACACATCGATTGGCAAACACGATCTGGTATCTGGATCAGAGGTAGATACGATGTCTCTTACAGTAGTGAAGGCATGTTGTGCGTTGACGATCTTAAGTACGGCTTTGGTTTGGTGGAAGTCAAAGAGAACTGGCAATTGTTGGGCTATGCTATTGGCGAAGTCATCAGACTTGGAGTTTCTTTCGACAAAATTAGACTTCGAATTATTCAACCACGAGCACAACATGAAGACGGAACACACCGATCATGGATCTTAACCTACTCTGAATTGCTTGAGTATAAAGAGAAGATCGAACAACGGATGCAAGCCATCGCGGATGGTCTTAAAGAATTACAGAGCGGCTATCAGTGTAAGTATTGTCCTGCGGCGGCTGTGTGTCCTGCATTCAATAAAGCTTTTCATCGTGGCGTTGATTGGGTTCATACATTCTTACAAGATAAAGTCAGCGACGAAGAGTTGAGTTACCAATTATCTCTTGGTCACAGGGTCGCTGAGTTAGTTAAAACACGAGTGAGTTCGATGGAAGCTTTAGCGATCAATCGGATTCGTGGCGGTCAATTGATCAAAGGATTCGGCATTGAACAACGACTTGCTAACAGAAGTTGGAAGTCTAACATCACGCCAGACGTTGTGAAGATGATGACAGGTGTTGATTTATTCAAGAAAGAAATGTTAAGCCCTGCACAGGCTGAGAAGGTTGGTATCGATGAGAAGTTTCTTGAGGCAGTAACAGAAAGAAAGTTCCTTGGAGCTAAACTTAAAGCAGTCGATGCAGCAAAACAAGGTAACAAAATCTTCGGGAACCCAAATGCAAAAAGCTGATTCTATTTTTTACATTGGTCGTGATCAAACTCCTGACATCAAGGGATGTATCATTCATCCCTGGTTGAAAGTGTTAATGGTCTTCGAGCAAGGACCTAAAGCACAGTTCGGTGGAGTTCATTACGGCTTATGTAAAGATTGCTTTGAGCAGCTATTGATTGATCAGGATTTTCAAAATGAAATCGACAGAGAAGTTGATGATCGAATTAAAAAATTAGCCACTCGGCTTAACTAAAGGAGAACACATGGCACAAGAGAGCATAGGTAAAGTAGTTTTAGCACAAGGTCGAATCGTCTGGGTCGCAGGAGATTTGTTTCAAGGCAAAATCAAAACAGTATTTAACACACAGATCCCTAAGATCAGTCCGAAGACCGGCGAGCAGATGAAAGAGTACGGCTTCGGTCTCGCAGTTCCAAAGTCAGCGTTACAACAAACAGCTCCCGGTCAACCTGGACACATTTGGGCTGCGATGTATGAAGAAGCATGGACACTCTATCCGAGTCGTCAACTTCCACCTGCATTTGCGATGAAGTTTAAAGATGGTGACACTGATATCGATGACAAAGGTGTTCCGTACAGTCAGCGTGAAGGTTACGCCGGTCACATGGTGTTTGCTTGCACGAATTCGATTCCGATTAAGTATTTTAAATATGAAAACACTCAGAACATATTGATCAATCAAGGTATTAAGTGTGGCGATTATGTGAACGTCCAAATCACCGTCAAAGCTCACGGGCCAATCGGTACAGGTAAGCCTGGTCTTTATTTGAATCCAAACGCGGTTCAATTCTTAGGCTTCGGTGCCGAGATCGTTAACATGCCGTCGGGTGATCAATTGTTTGGTACTCAAGCGCCACCGTTGCCTCCTGGTGCAAGTGCTCAACCGATTGTACCTCCAGGTATGATTGTGCAGCCACCGATGCAGCAAGCACAGCCTCATCACGCTGGCTTACCACCTTATTTTCAGCCACCGATGCAGCAAGCACAGCCTCATCACGCTGTCTTACCACCTCAGTTTCAACCACCGATGCAGCAAGCACCTCAGTATCAACCACCGATGCAGCAAGAGCAGTATCAACCACCGATGCAGCAAGAGCAGTATCAACCACCGATGCAGCAAGCACCTCAGTTTCAACCACCGATGCAGCAAGCACAGCCTCATCAACCACCGCAAGGCACTCAAGCGCCAAGTGGTTTTCCGGTTCCTAGATAAGTGGGGATGAGCGAGTGAATCCGATGTATATTTTTGACCTTGAGACCTTCCTTAAATGCTTTCTGTTCATCGGTAAAATGGAGAACACAGAGTATATTAATGTCTTTGAAATTTCAGGTCGGAAGAATCAGAAACAAGATTTACTCGCTCATCTTTCCATGCTGCAAAATAGTGGAGTTACGATGGTTGGCTTTAACAATTTGAATTTTGATTGGCCAATCATAAACCAGCTCATGAATAATCCTCACACCTTTGATGAGCAGCGAGCGTATTTGCTTGGTCAGGATATTATTAAAAGTCCCGGCTTTGGTTTCAACAGTCACTCAGTCAGGTTAAGTGAACGTCACATTCCACAAATTGATTTGATGAAGGTTCATAATTTTGACAACGTGACTAGGCGCTGTTCACTTAAATCTCTACAATTTGCGATGCGGTCAGAGTCAGTGGAAGACTTACCGTTTGCACCTGATCGTGATTTAACATCTGATGAAATAGATTTGCTTATCAAGTACGGTATCCATGACGTGACTGAAACTGAAAAGTTCTTAAGCAAATCCAAAGCAGCTATTGCACTTAGGCAGGATCTTCTTGATACCGGTGTACTCTACGGTGACGTGATGAACTACTCTGATGTAAAGATTGGTGTTGAATATTTAATCAAGAGCATTGGTCGTGCAAAATGTTTTGGTCCTGATAAGCAACCACGGCAAACGCTTAGATCAATGGTATCATTTAAAGATATCATTCTACCGAAGATTAATTTTAAAACTGAAAAGTTTGAGGCAGTACACGAGTGGTTCAAGAAACAAGTCGTCTATCCGAAAAGCGAAGAAGCGCCAAAACCCGCTCTTGAATGTGAACTTGCAGGATTACAATTTCATTTTGGTATCGGTGGAGTTCATGCGTCTGTTGAGAACACCAAATATGAAAGTACCGAGACACACATTATAAAAGATATTGATGTGTCCGGTATGTACGTCGCGGTGGCTATTGCAAATGGATTTGCGCCTGAACATTTAGGCGAAGACTTTTCAAAATCCTATAAGCAATTGCAGCGTGACAGATCACAGTATCCAAAAGGTTCAACGATGAATTTAGTTCTTAAACTTGCAGGTAACGGAGTGTATGGGAAAAGCAATGATCAATACTCTTGCTTTTATGATCCCAAATATACTTTTGCTGTCACTGTGAACGGACAGCTTCAACTCATCCAGCTTGTTGAGAGTATTTCACTCATACCCGGCCTCGAAATCATTCAGGCTAATACCGATGGAATCACCGTCAAGATGCCAAGAGATGTTGAACCCTTCTTTAACTTCTGGTGCAGAGATTGGGAACAAGACACAGGTTTAAAACTTGAAGAGGTTGATTACCAATCGATATGGATTTCAGATGTGAATAATTATCTTGCGATCACCACGAGTGGCGTTGTTAAACGTAAAGGTAAGTATTGGTATCCGGAAAGCGAAAAAGATTATGAAGGTACTGGATCAGGTTCGGTCTGGCATAAAGACTTTTCTACAATGTGTGTTCAGAAAGCAATCGAGCCGGTGCTCGTGCATGGATGCAAGCCGGAGTCAGCTCTGCGGTGTCTGTCAGATGCTTACGACTTTATGCTCAGATATAAAACTCCGGGGGGAGCTAAGGTCTTTATCGGAGATCAAGAGATGTCTAAAACTGTTCGCTATTATGTTTCTATATCCGGGAAGCCGATGCGAAAAGTGTCACAACCTAAAGGTGCTATCGGATCTTGGAAGAGAAAGAACGGTTTGACAGATGGAGAGTATCGAAATATTTTATCGCAGCTACCAGAGGGTGCATGGGATGAAAAAATCCATACAAAGAACAAATCAAAGTATCAAGAAGTAACCACTAGTATTGAAGCCGGTTGGATGGTTAAAGAATGTAACAAGGCTAGTGAATTTAATTGGTCCGATGTTGATTGGAGTTATTATGATCAGGAAATTAAAAAGCTCGTCATTATTTAGTGCGAGTGAGCAGAAGGTAATTAAGATATTAGGTCGAAAGAAAATGTTGATTGGTGATTTGGTAAAAATCTTTTACAAGCGTAAGCCTGTCGATGCCAACAATAAGATAGGGACGTTTGTTAGGCGCATTAAAAAGAAGTGTGAGTTCCATGATATGCCGTGGACACTTGACGGTGAAGGCGCTGGTCGAAACGGTCGAACGGTTTGGCGTAAGAGCGTATGACGACTCGAGAAGTAGCTTCTTTGGAGTGGTTTTGCGATGAGTGAAAGGTAGAAAAATGAAAAAGAGTTACGCAATGGACGTTGAGGTTACGATCAAAGCGAGATGGCGTGTCTGTCTTGAAGCTGATGGTATACCAACTAAGCGACAAATTTTAAAGCGACTTCAAGATGAAGACTACGATGACATCATCGATACGGAAACTTTAGAAGTTGAGAGTGTTGAAAAAATTGATCTGTTTCAAACTGATGATGAGTTAGACGATGAAGAGTGACCCATCATCGTCTTCGTCTTCGACTGAACATTGTAGTGTCACCGCCTGGTTCAGTCACAGATGATAAACTTGCGCCATCGAGTGTTGCTGCAAAGCTTGCGATGAATCTTTGTTCTGCGGTGAACACTGGTGTGACGTTGCCGAGTGTCGGAGCCATTGTTGCCAGAAAAGACTCGACGGCTTGGGCTGCGAAAATATCGGCGTCAAGTGCCATGGCACTTGTACCAGTGAATGTTTCAAGAGCACTTGCGGACATTGTGGCAGCACTTAGTGTGACTGCTTTAGTTCCAGTGAACGTCTCACTACCTGTGCTTGAAAGTGTAGCACTCGACAGTGTGTTTGAAAGCGTACCCGTGAAAGTCTCAAGCCCTGAAATCGAGGATGTAGCGATTGAGAGTGTTGATGATTTGGAACCGCTAAATGTTTCAAGACCACTTGCCGACATCGTGCTAGCTACAAGTGTTGACGCTAAAGTCCCAGTAACACCAGCCGATCCCACGTTACCAGACGCGCTCATGGTCGCAGCGCTTAGTGTACTTGCCTCAGTACCCGTGAACGTCTCAAGTGCCACAAAACTTTGAGTCGCGTTTGATAACGTAGGTGACGCAGTCCCTGTGAAGGTTTCCTTCGCAACAATTGCTGAAGTGGCAGCACCTAGAGTTGATGCCTGAGTGCCACTGAATGTTTCAACTGCTACAACTGATATTGTAGCAGCACCTAATGTGCTTGAAAGAGTTCCAGTTATAGAACTACTCGAAGCTTGTAGGTTATTCTGAAATATCAGGGACATGAATCAAACACTAGCGTTCAGTCCATTCAAGATTTGCAATCCACATATCAGTCGCGGGGTTTTGTGTGGCGAGCGTGTAATCAAGAAACAGAACAACGCCCTCTAGAGCCCCAAGCTCAACTTTGGTGTCGCCTAAAAATTCCATTCGGTCAGCCGTCTCGTACCCGACACCTGTGATAAGTCTTGGCGCATACTCTTGCGTAATAATATTTCCAGCGGGGCGGGTTGTGGTGAGTGTCGTGGCCGATAGTATGATATCCGCAGATGTGTCACCAAAAACCGTGACCGATGCATTTGAAGTACTTGTTCCGCCGATTTTAATTTTAGTTAAAGCTGTGCCGTTGGTCGGTAGAACCGTAACCTTCCAAAGTCTGATGATTGGTGGTGCGACTGTTACCGCCTTAACAACGGTACAATATAAATCAATTGCAACCTTGTTGAGTGTTACGGTGACCGCTGAGCCCGAGGCATTATGCAAAGCCATAATGTTCTGCCCTGCCGCCCCCGCTCGCCCTTGCGTTCGGAATGTTGAAATGCGACCTTTGAATAAGTAAGATTGCTCGGTTGTTGGCAGCGGATTTGTAGCAGACACATCACCTGAGTTTACGCCATCAGCGCCAAAGATTAGTTTGGTGCGAGGATACTTAACCCCGCCGATGTCATCAGCAGCTACGGTGTCACCACCAGTTCCGGAGTTCAGAACGACATTGTCAACCATCTATGCGTTCGCTTCTGTCACGGTGGCCGAAGTCACACTGACAGCCGCACCTGATGAAATAGCAACTGAGTTTAAATTGATGTCCGCACCTGATGTTCCAACTGAACAATCAAGAACGTGTGTGGTGCCGTCTGACTGTACAATTCTTGCCCACGTTGCAGTACCAGTAGCGTTTGCTGAGGTGTCTTGAGTGATAGCGTTGAGAGTTAAAACTCCCGTTGCAGCACCCGGTGCAAAGGTCGCATTACAAGTTAACTCTGCAAGTAAAGTTGTAGCGGTGCCTCCCGTTGCTGGGCGTGTTCCGTCATAAATTCTAAGTAGTGCAGATGCACCAGCTCTTACGGTGATTTGATCAAGCCGTAGATTCCTAAGTGTTACGTTCATTCCAATTGCCATTGGTTACCTGACCTTTGCTCGAATAGCTTCAAGCTGCTGATTCAAATCGTCGAAGTATTCTTTCTTCTCTTTGATTTCAGCTTTTAAGTTTTTCAATTCATCGGCTGCGATTGCAACTTCTTTATCAATTGCAACTTCTTTATCTTCAGCAACCTTGAGCATTTTTTTAACTGTGATGTTTGTTTCTTCTCTAAGTGAAGCCATTCCCTTTTGAGATTGCTCACGATGCTCATCGGCTTCTTTCTTGGCAAGCGTGATGATTTCTTCAGCTTCAGCTTCAGCATCTTTTACTTTCTCTTGAGTCTTTTCTAGAGCAGCAGTTGCCGACTTCTCATCGGCTCTTGCTTTGACCGCTCGGCTCTCAGTCTCTTTTGCAGACTGTTCAAGAGAGGCGTTTTTTTCAAGTTCTTCTGCCAGCTCTATAAGACCGCTCAGAGTTCTTGCTAATTTTTTAATGTCTTCAACAGCTTTAAGTTTGGCGCTCATTATGACTTCCTTGCAATTAATGTAACAGTTAATGATGTAGTTCCGTCCCCAGCCGACACTCTCGGTCTGATCCATTTGGTGAGTTCAAGCACAGCTTCGATTGCGGCAGCGGTTTTAGATAACGTATTACCTTGTGGGTCAGTGAGAATGACGTAATTAACTCCGTCGTTTGACCCTTCGATGATAATCGTTCCACCAGCGCCAAAAGTTCCATTGATTTGAACCGACCTGTCGGCTGATCCGACAAGAGATAAAGGGGAACCGGTGTCACCGTTTAAAAGAGTTGTCCAAACCGTTGTGTGATAATGGTCATTGGTGGTTTTAGTTTGAGTGAGCGTACCTATAACGACTGCCATTGCGATCTCCCTTATGTATGTCTTTTAACAAAATCTTATTTAATTAAACGAACATTATCAATCATTTAAAGGCTCATCCTTGAGCCGCGATCATCTTCCTTGATTAAGCTTTGAATGGACCCTCGACAGATCATGGCTATCTAGGCCAAACCAGCAAGGCCCATCATTACGATAACATGCCGCTTGCTGTTCTCTAAGCTGCTCAATCTTGAAACCTCGACCTTCAGGCTTATTGACCCAACAGTTCTCGAATTTCTCATCGAAAATACACAGAGACGTGAGCGGAGTCTTATCCTTTGGTGCGCTAGAGCAACTTACCGATGTCGTGCCGAAGACCAGTAACATCACCAGTGCTCCTAGCAAGACCAAGGCTCTCAAGAAACTTTTTATCATTCTCTTTTACCTTTTGTTCTATGTACGCTTTTAAAACTCTCTGATACCAATCCTCTAAAATAGGAATCGCTTTTATGATTGCTAAAAGTAAACTGATTGTTTTCATTCTAAATACTCAGTAGGTATACGATAGCCAACCACGCGTGTCTTACTAAATTCAGCAGTACACACAGTATTACGATAGTTACCACTAAGGACAAAAATTCCCTTTTCAGATTCGCCATTGAAGAAGCCGACATGATAGAGTGGCTTTTCTTTTGTTCCCCCAGGTCGTGTGAGGATAACAATACATCCGATAGTGGGGATCTCGATCGGTAAGCCCCAACCAATGTACGACTTCGCGGCGGCTGATCGTGTGCTTCGCACTCTCGACCATTCAAGCATTGCGCACACGAAGGCTGAACACCAAGGGACTTCATCTTCTTTGGCTTTGTAAGTACACACGTCGAAGTATTCGAGGATACGAGGGTTGTGTTTAGCCCCCGGTATTTCCGAGATGTCGCGCTCATTTTCTGCCCTCTCAAGCCATACTGGTTTCATGGAATCTGTTTATCGCTTTTAAGAGCTTCTTCTAATTTCTTCGTCTGTGGATTCTTACCGAGAGTTGGAAACTTAGAAAGAAGTGTAAGTAGTTTACCTTTGAAGGTATTGAGTGTACCTTCATACTTTGCAAGAGATGGGATGCGAACAAGAAGTGTTGCAAGAACGGTGAGCGCCAATAAGAGTTGTGCTGTCAACGTCACCCAAGGTCCAATCTTGTGGTAGAGTGTCGAGCAAACTGCGATATCATTACAAGCCGAAATAATTTGGTCCATTGAAATCTCCTATTTGAGAATGATTTTGCCAAAATTGGCGTCATGCTCGATAAGTTTTGAGTCGATTTGTTGAATGCGACCGAACGTCCATTCTTTATAATCATTAAACTCTTTAAGGTACTCGTCGGTTTTTTGTTGTGTGTCCGATAGGGCTTTCGTATTGGTTTGAATCTTCTCACCTGTTTCCAGCATGATGCGATTCATTTTCGAGATTCCAAGTTTGAGATTATTGATCTCAAGTTTAAACCCTTCATTTTCACTTGTCTGGTTTTTATGGCGCGTCTCTTCAAGTTCAATCTTGTTCTGTTTAACGGTCTCGATTTGCTTTAATTCATTCTCATTCTTGCGTTCAATCATAGCGATATCGTGGCGCTTTTTAAACTGCATGAAGATCAGCAAGTTCGTTAGCACCGTGAAAAATCCAATGGCGAGATTGACCGACTGTTCATTCATATAGTGATGCACCAATTCGCGTAAAATACTTTTTCATTATTTAGCTCCGATGCAAGTGACGAATACGTTGAAAACGGTCAAGGTAGCGGCGGTGTCTGAGTTACCGCAAATTGAAAGTGCTGTAGTGCTTGAAGCTTCACCCGACATAATGCCGACGGTGCCGGTGCCGGAACTGGTAACGCCTGATCCGTCCCAAGTCACCGAACAATAAGGCGCCACTGACCAGATACCTGTAGACATTGTGGCTTGGCAACAACCGCTCGCGACGTTTCCGATCGATGAAATCCAACTGCCATGCTGAGAAGTAATTGCAGCGGCAGCGTCGCAGTTCAATTTTGCCGATTCTACTCGAGTCACACCACTTGATGAGTTGATAACTGTGTTAACTAATAGAGGCGCCGCCGTTGATTGATCGAGTGGTTTGATTGTCCAATAAATTGATTTAGATGTAGAACCACTATAACCCAAATTTGTAGTCCCTGCTCCACCGTTTGAGCCTTGAATTTTTACCGATTGAGCCGATGTATTTGTAGCCTCAGTGATTAAACAAAGCGTGGCACTCTTAACAAAAGTTCCGGCACCGTTTGAGGTCGCTATCCATTCATTGGACCTAGTTCCATCGCTGATTGAAGTTCTAAATTGTTCTGATGACGAACTATTCCATGCTTGGTGGGTTGCGCAGACTTCAAAAAATCCAGTTTTCTTTGGAGTAAAAGTCACACAAGGGGTCTTAGCTCCGCAGCTTGCGACCGCACCCATGTTCCGATTGGTATACTCGGTAAACGTACACGCAGCATCAGCGGAGAAATCAGCGAGTGACGTGCTCGTCGTTGACCAATTGCAATCGTTCGCATGGTATCCTGACCATGAGCCGGGTGACTGGTCAGTCGTGTAAACAGTTTGTGCGGCCGTTGGGAATCTATAAACCGCAATTTCAATAACATTGTTTGTTTCCCTAGAATACATCTGCACGAAAGGGTTAACGCTGGTACTTTCCGATGTTTTTAAAGCAACCGCCGTAAATCCATACGTTGCGCTACCAACGTTTATAAGTGGAAAATTTCCTGCAACCGTACCGCCTTCGGCATACGCAATCGCAGCGCGGTCTTGTTCTAGGTGAACGCTGCCCGAATAAATTGTTCCGTCATACAGACCAACCTCGGCTCTAGAAATTCCGGTACTTGTTCCGTCCGTATGCATAGACCCCGATAAAATAACTTGATAATTTCCGGGCGGGGCGTTGGCAACCGTCGCCTTTAAAGTTGTGGTGTCTGCCGTCACCGAACCAGTTACCGCCACAGAACAACCCGAGCC